CCATATGGATATTCCACCAAAACTGGTGGTGTAATAACACAAATGAAATCTGGATATTCCATTAATCTTAAGAATGGGAGACCTCCACTTTCAAAATTCCCTGAAGGATTTTTTATAGAAGATTATACTCACACAAACGTTACTGACTCAACTGTTCTTGATGAAAATAATGGAAGATTTAGTGTAACTCCTGAATATCCAAATGGGACTTACGCTTATTTTATGACAGTCAATAATCTGCAGACAGAAGCATCTGGAGTTTTTGAAAAATATAAAAAACCAGTCTTCCCTTATATTATTGGTGAAAATTATAATTCTATTCCAGATGAATTTAATTTCGATCCCGCATCAAATCAAGATGACTTTAACTTTGCGGAAAATGGACTTCGTAGAAATACAAATCCACTAAACTTGATTGAGGGAAATAGAGAATATCCCTACGTGTTTATACCAAACAAACTAAATCAAACAGCGAAGATAAATTCTGCTACACCAGGGACAATTGACTCGATTGGAATTTTGACTGGTGGTACTGGTTATAGAGTAGGAGATACTTTAAACTTCAACAATGATGGAACGGGTGGAGATAGTGCTTATGCTAAAGTTAGTAAAGTAAAAGGAAAATCAATCTCTAATATCAGTGTTGCATCTAGTTCTATCAGCGGTGTAGAGATTTATCCGAAGGCATCAGGTCTTTACGAAGTAGTTTGTGACAATCCACACGAGTTCACTAACTTAGATATTGTTAGAATTACCGGTATTTCTACAAATGCTAGTGGAATTGAAGGAGATTATACTGTAGGCATCTCTTCTAACGTACTCCGCATGGCGGGAGTTGGAACAACTGCAGTTTCAATAGGCACTGAAGGCGTAACTGGTTTGGTTACTCACTTTAGCGTTACAGGTGATATTCTTGCAACTAAGGTTAATGATGTTCTGGGTATTGGCACAGAGAAAGTTAAAGTTCTCAATGTAGACTTTGAAAACTCCAGACTTAGAGTTCTAAGAGCGGTTCGTGGAACTGTTTCTGCTGCACATACAATTGGTAAGTTTCTGATTGAAGATTCTCGTTATTTTGATATCAGCACAGGTATTACTTCAACATATAAGTTTAGAAGAAATGAGCAAGTATACTTTGACCCCAGTGAAACTGTTGGTTTGGGAACTACTGCTGGAATTGGCATCGGTTCCACATTATCATTTGCTAATCCAGGTGCAGGAATCACTCAGAAATTTATTCCAACCAAGTCTCTCTTCTTCAAGAATCACAATTTCAAGACTGGCGATCAACTGACATATTCTCCTGGAAATGGTGGAACTGGTCTCTACGTTGAGGACGAAACTAACGTAGGTGTAGGAACCACCTTAACTAATGGTCAAAAACTATTTGTTGCCAAAATTGATGATGATCTTATCGGAATCGCCACTGTAAGAGTTGGTCTGGGAACAACTGGAACCTTTGTTGGAGTTGCTGCATCTCTCAGAAACTCTTCGACCTTGTTCTTTAAAGGTGTTGGTGCTGGTAACACTCATAGTTTCACAACTAATCACACTGTAATTACTGGAGAAGCTAAGAAAAACACAGTCACAGTCACCACAACTGAAGCACATGGTATAAGTGCTAAGCATAGAGTTGATGTATCTGTCAATCCAAGAACAGAACAGAGTGTAGTTGTAAAATATAATGACTACAACAGAAACCTTATTTTCAATCCTCTTGGTTTCTCCTCTACAGGAATCAATACTTCTACTGGTGCAATCTTTATTCAGGATCACAAATTAAAGAGTGGCGATAAAGTAATTTACAATGTTGGTGTTGGTAGCGATGTTTCTTCAGGATTAACTAACGATAAGGTTTATTATATTTCTAGAGTTGATGATAATAACTTTAAACTGTCAAACACTTACTATGATTCGACAAGAGATATTCCTGTAACAGTTGGAATTGCCAGCACTGGACTTACTGGCGGAAATATTAATCCTATTAATCCACCAATTACATTCTATAAAGATTCTATTGTAACATTTGATTTATCAGATTCTTCTCTTGGATATTCTATATTAGGATCTGATTATCCTGCATTTGATTTTAATCTCTATCAGGATAAAGATTTTGAAATTCCTTACACCAAATTTAACATTGTTAAATCTGGTCAAGTAGGTTCTGCTGGTGCTAAAGCAGTTTTAACTGTTAACTCTACTCTGCCTGAGATCCTCTACTATAACCTTGATTTAGTTTATGATGCATCTTTACCTTCAATTAAATCCGAAATAACGGTAGATACTGATGTAATCTCTGGAAATGAAATTGATATATCAGATAGCATGTATAATGGCAATCATAAAATCATCATTGGAACCACAACATCATTCTCTTATGATTTGCCTAACACTCCTGAGAGTGTATCTTATGCTTCAACTACATCTACACTTCTGTATGAAACAGATTGCGATCATACAAGAGGTCCAATTGCTAAGATTGATATTCTAAATCCTGGGAAAAATTATTACGCACTTCCAGGGATTAACACACTAACCACCAATGGTGGTATTGGTGCAATTTTAGAGGCACAAAGTACTACTATTGGTGCTCTTAAGTCAGTTTCAATTCAGGACATTGGATTTGGTCTCCCTTCAGACACCACGTTGAGACCAAGACTTCTGTTCCCACAGACTATTCGTATCGAACCACTGGCGACATTCGCTCAAGTGGGAATTACTTCTTTTGGTAGAGGATTCTCAATCACTCCCAAACTAATTGTTGTTGATGGTCAGACTAATCTACCCGTCGAAGATGTAGATCTTAGAATGACCCTTGGGAGTTCTGAAGTTGAGATTCTTAAGAACACTAATGGACTGTCCAATGTCACCCCTACGATTATTCCAACTGGAACTGACTCTGGCGTAGGTATCAGCACGATTGAATACTTCCCTGAAACTAAAGACGCACTGATTACCCTTTCTGTAGGATTTAGTACGGCAAATAGTTTTCCCTTCGCTGTGGGCGATAGAGTCCTTGTAGAGAATGTAAGTGTTGGAGTTGGTTCAACAGGTACAAACTTTAACTCTGCTGGGTACGATTACAAGTTATTTGAGTTGACTGAAGTCACTCCTAATCTTGGTGGAATTGGATCTGTCAGATTCAACATGAATAATCTACTTAAGGCAAATCAAATTCCAGGTCAATTTGACTCTGTAAACTCTGCAGGAAGAATCACTGCACAAAAACACTTCCCCATCTTTGAATCTTTCTTAGAACTCAACGACTACATTGTTGGTGAAACTGTCATATCTGGTTCTAAAACTGGTAAAGTTGAAGATTGGAATCCAGTTACTTCCATCGTAAGGATATCCTCTGATGATGATTTTGTAGTTGGAGAAAAAATTACAGGTAAATCCTCCAATGTTGTCAGTGTTGCTTCTTCTGTTACTTCGTTTGAATCATATCTTAACTATGCTGCAACTTCTAAAGTTGTTAGAGGGTGGCAAAACGATTCTGGAGAACTTAATTACAATCTTCAAAGAGTTCAGGATAACTTCTACTATCAGAGATTCTCATACTCTCTGAAATCAGAAGTTCCATATGATACCTGGAATGACGTTGTTTCTGCAACTAATCATACTTTAGGGTATAAGAAATTCTCTGACTATCAGTTGGAATCAACTAACTCTAATTTGATGAAGGTTGGTCTCTCCACTGAACTTGGAACTGTTGACACTGTAAATGACCTTACTGGATTTGGTAATCTTAATTGTGTTACTGATTTTGATCTTGTTACAGAGAATAATATCAACTCTGGAACAATTTCCGATGAGATGGTATTTTCTAACAGAATTCTTTCTGATTACTTTGAATCGGTTGGTAATAGAGTTCTTTCTATTGATGATATTAGTGGTGAGTTTAATAGTGAACCTAGAGCAACTCCATTCAGCGTCGTCAATACGTTTGATTTGGACGTAAGAACTCATAAATTTATCACTTATGTAAGAGATAAAAGATACACTGCTCAAAGACAAATTTTACTAGTGGATTTACTTCACAATGGAAGTACTGCATATATTAATCAATATGGTAGAGTAGAAACTGCTTATGATCAAGGATCTTTTGACTTCTCGATTAGTGGAACTGATGGGCAATTAACTTTCTACCCTACAAAATCATCTGTTAATGATTATGAAATTACTACTGTTGATTATAATTTAAAAACTGCTCTCTCGGGAATTACCTCAACTAATCCCAACGGAACACTTGGAACTGGATCCACGAATTTAGGTGGAATAGTTGAAGTCGCTACCGCTAGCACAACTGTTAATAGTGGAGTTTCAACTACAATAGTATCTATCGCAAACACCTATACTTCGGCAAAAGTTTTAGTAAGTATTGACGCTGATATTAACGAAAGTAAGCATGAGTTTGTTGAGTTAAACGTAGTTCATGATGGAACTAATGTAGAACTTCTTGAATACGGAAGATTAACCACAGGTGGATTTGCAGAATCTTCCGAACTAACTGGATTGGGAACCTATCACCCTTATATTGATGGTTCTAATTTAAAGATTGATTTTATTCCTGCTGTTGGAATTGCAACTACCGGTGCTATTAACACAATGACGGTTGGATTAGCGACAGCTACTTCTACTGGAATTTCTACTATATCAATGCAGAGAGTCACATTAGAAGCACAGACTACTTCTATTAGTGCATCTGGTTCTCCTGGAATTAATACAGTATCCTCTTTTGGTGGTGATTCTGATGTAGGATATTTTCTTGTACAGGTCACAGATACTACAAATCATAGAGTTCAACTATCCGAAGTTTTAATCGCTGATAGTTTTGTTGATACATCTAATCCATCTGAAACTTTCTTTACCGAATTTGCTAATCTTGAAACTCATGCTGGACTTGGAACATTTGGTTCTGTCCTTGCTACAGATGGAACTAACTCTCTGGTGTTCACTCCAGAAGCAAGTATCGATACTGTAGTTACAGTATTCTCTAATACTTTATGTTTAGTTGTTCCCGATCCAAGTTCTCCTACGGAAATTGACTTTACTAATGGATTAATTCAGACTCAACCTGGAACTTATAGAGGAACTGATTCTGATATTATGAGAACGTTTGGATTGACTCATAATAATGATGAAATTTTTGAAAGATACTTTACTGGTAATGACAGCACTATTGTCAATTTAACTGAAAATACTATTACTATTCCAAATCACTTCTATGTGAGCGGAGAGAAAATTGAATATCATCATGTTGGAACAACTACCTCTTCAGTTGGAGTTGCTACCACATCATTCACGGGTGTAGGAAACACGACATTCTTACCTACTGAAAATGTTTTTGCAATCAAAGTTGATGATAATACAATTAAACTTGCTAGTAGTGCTGCAAACGCTCTATTAGAAGTTCCTCTTGCAGTAGAACTTGAAAGTGTTGGTATTGGAACATCTCATAGATTTGTTGCAACCAACCAGAATGCTAAGGTTATGGTTGCAATTGATAATGTTCTTCAGTCTCCTCTTGTTGCTACATCAGTAACAACTGGTATTTCTACAAATATTACTGTGTTTGACGAAACTATATCATTTAGCGGCATCACGTCTTTCTTTGGATCTGATCTGATTAAGATTGGTGATGAAATAATGAAAATTGAAGGTGTTGGTATTGGTTCAACTAATACTATTAGGGTGCGTAGAGAATGGTTGGGAACTAAAGCTGGTGCTGCTGATACAGGTGCCTTAGTTACTAAAATGACGGGCAATTATAACATTGTTGATAATGCACTTAATTTTGTTGAAGCACCTTTCGGAAATACTCCTATTGGTTCTACAACTAATCCTCCTGACGAGAGAGATTGGACTGGTATTACGACAGGATCCTCTTTCCAGGGAAGAACATTTATCCGATCTGGAATTGCTAATGAGTCGGATGATTCTTACCATAAAAATTATATATTTGATAATATTAATGACAAATTCAACGGAACTACTAGTGAGTTCACATTAAAGCAATCTGGTTGCAACATAGATGGTATTACTAATGAAAATGCAGTGATATTGATTAATGATATATTCCAAGTTCCATCTTCCACCAAAGATTATATTCTATCAGAAACTTCAGGTATTACATCAATTACATTTAACGGAACCTCACCACAAACTCCGCTTGGACCTGATGTTGGTATTTCTAGTTTCCCCAAAGGTGGAGTAATCGTATCTGTTGGTTCAACTGAGGGATTTGGATATCAACCTCTTGTTTCTGCTGGTGGAACTGCGATTATCTCTGGATTTGGCACTATTTCTTCTATCAGTATTGGTAATAGTGGATCTGGATATAGATCTGGTATTCAAACAACTGTTAATGTGGGTGTTGGAACTTCTAGTACTGGGACTGGAAACATTGAATTTATTGGAACAGCTGCTATTAGTGGTGGACATATTGTTAGTGTAGCAATTACAAATCCAGGAACAGGATACACTCACACTAATCAACCATTTGTCATATTTGACGATCCATTATCGTATTCAAATATGCGCTTGTTCTATAGTTCTTCTTCTCCTGCTGGAGTTGGAACTGAGGCAACTGTGGATGTTGTTGTTGGTAATGGTTCTAGCGTAATTGATTTTGAAATTCAAAATGCTGGTTATGGTTATAGGGAGAATGCGATACTTACGGTTGCTATCGGAGGAACAACAGGAATTCCTACTTCAACTTCTTACTCTGGAAATGAATTTCAAATTACAGTTGATGAAATCGCAGATGATAAATTTGCTGGATGGTCTGTAGGAACTTTAGAGGTCCTCGATAACATCGAAGAATTGATTGATGGTGTAAGGAAAGATTTCCCACTCAAATTAAACGGAGCAATCACTTCGATTGTTTCTTCTCCAGGTTCTAAGATTGATGTTCAGGATGTACTAATTATCTTTGTCAATGATATTTTACAAGAACCAGGTGTCGGATATGAGTTTGGTGGTGGTAGCACTCTCACCTTTACTGAAGCATTGAAGATTGGTGATAAGGTTACTATTATCTTCTACAAAGGAAATGGTGATAGTGATGTTATCTTTAGAGATGTGATCGAAACGGTCAAGAAAGGTGATACATTGCAACTTAAGCATATGGCGGGAGTTCAGGCACAGAGTCTTGATGAAGATGAAAGAAGTGTTCTCAACGTCCTCTCAACTGGCAACGTTGCGACTAATCCCTACGCTGGACCTGGAAATACTAATGATGTGACTCTTGCAAGACCAGTTACCTGGTGTAGGCAGACTGAAGATAAGATCATTGAGGGAATTCCTACTGGTAAAGACAGAGAACTGTATGAACCTGTTATCAATCCTACTTCGTATATCATCAAAAATGTTGGTGTTGGTTCTACTGCGATATATGTTGATACATTGAGACCTCTGTTTAACCCACAAAACGAAGCAGCTACACTGTCGTTCCAGAATAAGATTAAGTTTATTCCCCAAGAACCTAAAGTTGGTGCATCTGCAACTGCGGTGGTTTCTGGATTTGGAACTATTTCCTCCGTTGTCATTTCTGATGGTGGTGTTGGATACAGCACTGCTACTGTAAGTTTTGGTTATACATCTGATTCTAGAGCATTTGGTACAGTCACTATCAGTGCTGGTGGAACTGTAACTGGTGTTGCAATTACTTCTCCTGGTGTCGGTTATACATACACAAGCGTACCGACTGTTCTTATTTCTCCTCCGGGTCACACTGAGGAAGAATGTGATGTCAATAGTTATGCTGGTGATAATGGTATCATTGTTGGATTTGGCACCACTGCTGGTCCCCAAATGATTTTTGATATTCACATTCCATATGACTCCTTCCTTAGAAATACTGTTGTTGCTGGAACTGCAGTAACAATCACTTCTATTCAGGCAAATGATTACTTTAAAGTTGATAAATCTAATGTTGGTATGGGAAATACCTTTGACGGAATATATGAAGTCTCTAGTGTAGAAACACTAATAAGAGATGTTATTGGTATATCCACAACTGTCAAGAGGATATTCGTTGACGCCTCTAGTGTTCCTTCTGGATACTCTTCTGGCATCACGACTTCTGATTATGGATTTGGTCTGTTTAGTTGGGGAAGAATTGATGTCAAAGCGAGAAATGTCGCTACCTCTTATACGGCATACACATCTGGTATAACTACTTCGACTAGAGTGGTTAGATCTAACTTCTTAAAGTCTAAAAATTATACCGCAAACTCCTAATAAATAAAGAAAAACCTGCGTCAAATGGCTGCCATTATAACGGATCAGATTAGGATATTAAACGCAAAGAATTTTATTGCTGGAATTGATAACTCCAGCAATTCTTATTATTCTTTTGTTGGTCTACCTAATCCTACAGATTATCAAAGTGATTGGGATACTGATCCTCCTGCACCAAAGGATAATTTTGATCAAGAGAATGACTATTGGGATACAATGGTCGCTATGAAAAAAATTAACACTGCTGATGCAAATCAAGTAGTTCCTAAGAGAACATGGAGTTCTGGAACTGCTTATGACATGTATCGCCATGATTATAGCAGAACAAACACAGCAAAAGTTTCGGGTTCTACATCACTTTATCTTGCAAATTACTTTGTAATGAATAGTGATTTCAGAGTTTATATCTGTTTGCAAAATGGAACTGATCCTGATAATCCAACAGGAAAAGCATCTCTGGATGAACCCACTTTCACTGATTTAGAACCAAGAAGCGCAGGCACCAGTGGTGATGGATATATTTGGAAATATCTTTATACAATCAAACCAAGTGAAGTTGTAAAATTTGAATCCACCCAGTTTATGCCAGTCCCAAAAGATTGGGCGACTGCCACGGATAATGCAGCAGTTAGAGATAATGCTGTTGATGGTGGTATTAAAATTGTGACCATCACGAATCGTGGTGTTGGTTTGGGAACTGCAAACGCAACTTACACAGGTGTTCCAATTAGAGGAGATGGAACTGGAGCAGAATGTACTATTGTCATCAATGGAAATCAGGAAGTAGGACAAGTAATTGTTTCTAGTCAAGGTTCTGATTATACCTATGGCAATGTCGATTTAGTTGCTGGTGGAGTCCCCACAGGAACCACAAGACCAACTTTCGATGTAATTATTCCTCCCCAGGGTGGACATGGTGCAGACATCTATAGAGAATTAGGAGCATATAACGTGCTTCTGTATTCTAGAATTGAAAATGATAATGAAAATCCCGATTTTATTACTGGAAACCAGATTGCAAGAATCGGTGTTGTAGAGAATCCTGAGCAGTTTGGATCATCTACGATTTTATCTTCTGATAAAGCATCTGCAGTCAGCGCCCTTAAGTTAGTTGGTACTGGATATAGCACTGCTACGTTCACGGCAGATTCTTATTTTACCCAAACAGTTTCTACTGGTTCCACTGCAGTAGGGCGGGTTGTAAATTATGACCAGACAACAGGAGTGCTTAAGTTCTGGCAAGATAGAAGTCTTGCTGGATTTAACACTGTAGGAACAGCACAAACTCAACCTACATATGGATTTGATCTGACGGAATTTACCTCTTCACCAGGGTCAGGTGGAAGTTTAACAATTACTCCATCTACGGGATCAAATTTAGGTATCGATACTAACTTCTCCGGTATCTCAACCGTAATAAATAATCGTACATACTATCTTGGTCAGAGTTTCACGAGTGGTATTGCCAATCCTGAGGTGAAAAAACACTCTGGAAATATTATCTACGTTGACAACAGACCATCTATCACCAGATCGTCGAACCAAAAGGAAGACATAAAAGTTATTTTGCAGTTCTAAAGAATTATGCCACAGCAGACGAATCTTAACGTAGCGCCTTACTTTGACGACTTTGATCCCGCTAACGACTATCATAAGGTATTATTCAAACCTGGTTATCCTGTTCAGGCAAGGGAATTAACATCCCTTCAGTCTATACTGCAAAATCAGATTGAAAAGTTTGGTCAGCACTTCTTTAAAGAGGGTGCAAAAGTTATTCCTGGAAATACTTCTTACACTAGACTTTATTATGCAATTCAGTTAGATAATAACTTCCAAGGGGTTCCTGTAGCTGCTTATGTTGATCAATTGATCGGAACAACGATTACCGGTGAGAGATCTGGTGTAACTGCCGTTGTCGATAGTGTCGTTTTACCTGAAGATTCTGAAAATGGCAATATAACTCTTTACATCAATTATCTTGGATCAAGCACAACAAATAATCAGACACAAACATTCTTCGATGCTGAGACTTTAACCTGCAACGAAGTAATTATTTCTGGATTACTAGGCAATACAAATATTCCAGTTGGTTCTGCTTTCGCTAGCACAATTGCGACTAACGCTGCTGCTACTGGTTCAGCATTCTCCGTAGATAATGGCGTTTACTTTGTTAGAGGTAATTTTGTTAATGTAGATAGAGAGACTTTAATTCTTGACCAGTATAGCAATACTCCAAGTTATAGAATAGGTTTCTTTGTTAATGAAGAGATTGTCACTGCAGACTTAGATGAAACGTTAAATGATAATTCTCAAGGATTTAATAATTACGCTGCTCCTGGTGCGGATAGACTTTCTATCAGTTTAAGTTTATTCAAAAAACCCTTAGATGATTTTGCTGATGACAACTTCATCTTACTTGCGACCGTAATTAACGGTGTTCTTCAAACTTCGTCCCTTTCTACTGGACCTGGTGGATATCGTAATAAGGACTGGACAGATATTCTGGCAAGAAGAACCTTTGATGAATCTGGTCATTACTATGTAAGACCATTTGACGTTGCTTTAGTTGATTCGTTAAACAATCAAACTGGTAATAATGGTGTCTTTAATGATGGGCAATTTACTCCTGGGGGACAAACTCCTACTGATAATCTTGCTCTACTCAGAGTTTCTCCTGGAAAGGCATATGTCAAGGGATATGAGTGTGAAACTTTAAACACGACTTATGTCGATGTAGATAAACCAAGGACTACAAAAACTATTGAAAATCAAGGTTTCAATTATAACACTGGACCTACTTTAAAAGTTAATAGTGTTTACAGAGCACCTACAGTTGGAGTTGGCAATACTTTTGTTGTAAGTTTACGAGATCAAAGAGTTGGTGTCAATTCAGAGACTGCTCCTGGAAAAGAAATTGGTCTTGCAAGAGTTTATGACTTTAGATTAGAGTCGGGAACCTATAGTGCTTCAAATGCAAATACAAATCAGTGGGATCTCGCTCTGTATGACGTACAAACCACTACCGAAATTGCTCTAAATCAGTCACACACTTTAACCGTTCCTACTTTTGTTAAGGGTAATTCTAGTGGTGCAACAGGATTCGTAAGATATCCTGTTAGCGCAGGCACCGCTGTTACTGTATATAACAGCAAAGGAACTTTTATAGCAAATGAAAAACTTTCTTTCAATGGACTTGAAAATGGAAGAATTGCAATTGCTATAACAGAAAATAAAATTTCTAATGTAAAATCTGTTTTTGGATCTTCCAATACGTTAGATTTAGCAGATGGTATTACTGGTGTTAGCACTTTTAGTGCTAATGTTCTGCAATCTAATAAATTCGTTGTTGGTATTGCCACCATTAGTCCTAAGTCTGGTGGAGTAAGCACGATTACCACAGGAAATAATTTATTCCCTGGAACTGTTGTAAGAGAAAACGATCTGATTAGATATACTGATACAACAGCAGGACTTACAGAAGATCCTATTATCGCTAGAGTTACTGATGTAGGAACCTCTAATGTAACTATTGAAGGTGTTGCTACTGTCTCTGGTATTGCAAGCGGATTTTTACCAGCATCTACTCTGAGTGTAACTGACTTAGAAGTTCTTACCACTGAACTTGCTCCATCCTCGGATAGCACTTTATTCACACCATTACCAAAACCAAACGTAGCTGCGTTTGATCTTTCTGAGACAACTTTTACTATTAGAAAGACTTTCAGTGTGGATATTGCTAGTAATCAACTTTCTGTTGCTGCAGCTGCAGGCACTAATGAAACATTCCTTCCCTTCGATGATGAGAGATATACTCTTATTAGATCTGATGGTGTTACAGAGGAACTGACTGCTGATAGATTTGAAATCTCCGCAGATGCTAAGTCACTTCAGATTAGAAATCTTGGAACTGATAATACTGGTGCAACTTTGCACGCTACTTTGAGAAAAGTAAATGCAACTTCAAAGGTCAAGATTAAAAATAGAGTAAAGTCTATTATCGTTGATAAGTCTAGACTTCAAGGATCTGGTATTGGAACAACTACACTTAATAATGGATTGACCTATGGTAATTATCCATATGGAACTAGAGTTGAGGATGAGGTAATCTCTCTTAACTCTCCTGATATTATCTCTATTCAAGGAATCTTTGAATCTGCAGATACCTCAACTGCTACTGCTCCTAAGGTATCCTTACTTAATATTATTAGTCCATCTACAACCACTTCTGACATTCTAATTGGAGAAAGAATTACAGGTCAAACCAGTGGTGCTGTAGCAATTGTCGCTGAGATTGTAGATGCATCTACCATTTCTTATATCTACAAGAATGAATCGGTATTCTTGGAAGGTGAAACTCTTGATTTTGCCGAGTCCGATATTACTGCTAGAGTCTCTGTTTTAACTACACCAAGTTTTAACGTATCGGCAAACTACACATTTAGAACGGGTCAAGAAGATACACTCTATACTTACGGAAGTATCAGAAGGAAAAATAAGAGTATCGCACCTGCAAAACAATTGAAGATCTATTTTACATCCGCCTCGTTTGATTCAACTGACAATGGCGATATCGTAACGGTAGAATCTTATAAGAATTTTGATTACTCCACAGAAATCAAGACGGTTGATAATTACAGAAACACCGATATTATTGATTTGAGACCAAGAGTATCCGAGTACACTGTGACTGAGGGTGCTAGATCTCCCCTTGAGTTTGCTGGTAGGGCGTTTAATTCTGCTGGTCAATCAGTAAATCATATTTTAGCATCTGATGAGTCTATAATTGCTGATGTTGACTACTACTTAGGTAGAATTGACAGATTATTCCTGACTAAAGACGGAAGATTCCAGGTTGTATATGGAACTCCATCTGAAAATCCTGTTAAACCCAATCCTGTAGATGATGCGATTGAAATTTGTACATATGAATTACCACCATATCTCTTCAATCCTTCGGATGTAAAATTAGCATTCAATCAGTATAAGAGATATCGTATGCAAGATATCAAGAAACTTGAGGATAGAATCAAGAGTCTTGAATACTACACAACTTTGTCATTGTTAGAAAAAGAAACTGCAAATCTTTTCATCCCCGATAATGAAGGTCTGAATAGATTTAAATCTGGTTTCTTTGTTGATAACTTCTCTGGATTCCAAACTCAAGAAGATAGTGCTGATATTAAGAACTCCATTGATAGAAAATATGGTGAACTAAGACCAAGACACTATACAAATTCAGTTGATATGATTCTTGGTCCTGTTGTTGACAGAGACACAACTTTAGATTCTAGTGTTGCACCAATCGAAGGAAACAATGTAAGAAAAGGTGATGATATTGTAACTCTAGACTATGCTGAAGTTGAATATATTACGCAAGCGTTCGCAACTAGAACTGAAAGTGTTACTCCTTTCTTGATTAGTTTCTGGAACGGTACTATGGAGTTGACTCCAGCTACCGACAACTGGGTTGATACAACACGTTTAGAGGCAAAGATTATTCAGCAAGAGGGTAATTACACTGAGACCTTCAACACCATGGTTGAAAATGGTGAGATTGATCCTCAAACTGGATTTGGTCCTATCCTTTGGGATTCTTGGGAAACTAATTGGGGTGGAATTTCAGAAGAAACCACCACTAGAACTAGAACTATTTCTGGTGGACCAGGAGAAATTCATCGTCAAGGACCTGGCGGAAGATCTAGAACTAGAAGAGAAACCAGAACTGTTACTGATAGAACGATTGAAGAGACATTTGTAAGTAGAGTTCAGTCTGGTGTTCAGTCTAGAAATGGAACTAGAACTATTGTCACTGAGCAATTCGATACTAATTCTCTTGGTGACAGAACTGTCAGCAGAGATTTGATTGCAACGATGAGATCTAGAAACGTTGAATTCGTTGCCAGGAAGATGAAACCACTCACAAGATTATATGCATTCTTCGATGGAGTGGATGTCACAAAGTATTGTGTCCCTAAACTTCTTGAAATCTCCATGACTAGTGGAACCTTCCAGGTCGGAGAGACCGTAGAAGGTAGAATGATTAGAACGGGTCTTGCTGAAGAGTCTAATGAGACCTCTCCTAAGATTACTTTCAGAGTCGCTCAAATTAACCATAGAGAAGGTGCTTATAATAGTCCAACCAAAACTTTCCGCGAGAACCCTTACAACAGTCGTCCTCTTTCTAATGCATATTCTTCAACTTCAAATATTCTGAACGTTGATACTCTTTCTCTTTCTGAACAGGCACAAGGAGAGTTCTTTGGATTTGTTCAAACTGGAATGACTTTTGTTGGAAAGACAAGTGGAGCACAGGCAACTTTGGATGATGTAAGACTTATCTCTGATTTGTCTTCTACTATCATTGGAAGTTTGTTTATTCCCGATCCTAATAATGTCAACTTCCCCAAATTTGAGACAGGAACTAAGACATTCACGCTTGTAAATGATGAGGACAATAATCAAGACCTTGCCTCTACGATTGTTGAAGAGAACTTTACATCTTCAGGAACTTTAGAAGTTCTTCAAGAAAACATCCTCTCTATTAGAAATGCAAGAGTGGAGCAGAAGAGAGAATTTCAAGAAAGAAACGTTGAGCAAACTCTTGGAACTGAACTTGTCAATAGCAACGTTTTAAGCGAAACTCAGAGAACTCAGACTATTGTTACTTGGTACGACCCTCTCGCTCAGTCTTTCTTAGTTGAGGATGAAACAGGTTGTTTCCTTAGCAGTTGTGATGTTTTCTTCAGAACGGTTGATGATGGAGATACTCCACTTGTATTCCAATTGAGATCTATGGAAAATGGTCTTCCAACGACTAAGGTGCTTCCTGGTTCTGAGATTGTTTTAGATCCATCTGATATTACTACCTCTTCTGATGGTTCTGTTGCTACAAATATTCAGTTCAAATCACCTGTTTATGTTGAGGGTGGTAAAGAATATGCAATTTGTTTAGCATCTAATTCCACCAAGTATACTGTTTATATCTCTAGAATTGGTGAGAACGATCTGTTAACAGATACATTTATTTCTAACCAACCTTATCTTGGTTCACTGTTTAAGTCCCAGAATAATACAACATGGGAACCAAGTCAGTGGGAAGATCTTAAGTTTACTCTGTACAGAGCAGACTTCATTGAAAGTGGTAGTGTAGAATTCTATAGTCCTGAACTTACGCAGGGAAATGCTCAAATTGCCAGGTTGCTTCCAGATCCTATTTCTATTGCATCTAAAACGATTAGAGTTGGTCTTGGAACCACTGTTGCTGATGCTGGATATGAAATTGGTAATACCTTCTTCCAAGATGGCACAAACGCCACAGGAGACCTTGTAGGCACTGCTGGTTCTGTAACAGGAAGTCTGACGGTATCCAACGCTGGTCTCGGTTATACACCTGCAGATGGTTCTTATACGTTCACAGGCGTCAATCTCGTTACAATTACGGGAAGTGGTAGAGGTGCAACTGCAGATATCAGCATAGCTAACGGTAGTATTGTTGCCTCTGGTGCAACTATCTCCAGCGGTGGATCTGGTTATGTTGTTGGAGATGTTCTGGGAATTTCTACTATCGGCATTGCTACCATAGGCAGAGATGCCAAACTTACTGTTACTGGAATTGGACATACAAATGAACTTATCCTTGATAATGTTCAGGGCAACTTTGTTGTTGGTGGTGGCAAATCAATGAATTACTTTAACAGTGTTGGAGTTGCTCAGACATTAAATAATGATCTCCCAGGTGCCCCAGGTGGAGACGTTGAAATCGCAACTATCGTCACTATTAACGATGGTTTGCACATGAATATTAGTCATCAAAATCATGGCATGTATTTCACTAACAATAGCGTAATACTTTCTGGAGTAAAACCAGATATTAAACCAACTACTCTTACTGCGGCATATCCCGCAGATTCTACCAGTGGTATTACTGTTGGACTTGGAGCAACATTCGCTACTTTTGAGAATGTTGGAGTTGGAACTACTAATGTTGGTTTACTGCTTATCGGTGATGAAATTATTGAATATACTGACGTAACTGGAAATACTATTGGTGGAAATATTGTCAGAGGATCTAATCCTAAGACATATCCAGCAGGAACTCCAGTATTCAAATATGAGATGGGTGGAGTAAGTCTTAATCGTATCAATAGAACTCATTCTCTTAGTGATGTTACTGAGTCTGATCCATTTACGTTTGATTCTTATAAAGTCAAACTTGATATGAGTGCGACGACAGGAACCGCCAGAAATACTGATGTTGGATTCCCCCAATTACAACTTGGTCAAACTAAGTCTACTGGTGGAACTAAAGTCAGAGCAACCCAGAATATGCCATTTGAATTAATGACACCTAACGTTCATAATATGACTGTTCCTGGAACCAGTATCACAGGTGAAGTTAGAACAATAACATCTAGAAGTTTCAGTGGAACAGAAACTCCATATCTGAACTCTGGATTTGAAGATATTGTGATTAATCAAAAGAACTACTTTGATACCCCAAGAATGATTGCATCTAAGGTTAATGAAGATGCTAATCTCACTACACTTCCAGGTTCTAAGTCAATGAATATGAGACTGTTCCTAAACACAGTTGATACAAGAGTAAGTCCTGTCATTGATACTCAAAGAGTAAGTGCTGTGCTTACGTCTAATAGAGTGAATAATGTGATTACCAATTATGCAACTGACTCAAGAGTTGATAGTATTGATACAGATCCTACAGCATGTCAGTACATTTCCAAGGAAATTGTACTTGAAAATTCTGCATCTTCTCTCAAGATTATTCTTGCTGCTCATGTAAATCTTGAAGCAGACATTAGAGCATTCTACGCAATATCAAACGAACCTGGAATTGAACCTACATTCTCACCATTCCCAGGTTATACCAACCTTAATACTAGAGGGGAAGTTATTGCTTCACAAAATAATAATGGAGAATCTGATACTCGTATTGTTAAGTCCAATACTTTAACTCAAGAATCTGCATTGATTGATTATAGAGAGTATACTTTCTCTATTGATGAATTGCCTCCATTCAAAACTTACAGGATTAAATTGGATCTTACATCCAATACTCAATGCTTTGTTCCTAGAGTTAAAGACTTAAGAGTAATTGCTTTAGCTTGATATGGATTTTTATGAACTAGAAGGTAATAAGGATCTTGCAAGAGATCCTCAAACCAACGCAATTGTTAATGTGAATGGTCTTGACTACACACAGTATATTTCAACTAGAAATGTTAAATCTGAAAAGAATCAGAAATTACAGACAGTAGAGCAAGATCTTGCTAATGTAAGGGGCGAACTAGATGAAATCAAATCGTTACTTAAGGAGTTATTAAATGGATCCCGATCAAATTGAACTCAAAAATCTGTCAAAGAGTTTTGCATACCAACAGATCGCAAGTGATATAGATAATTGTAATGATCGTGATATGCTTAAGAATATTGCAAAATCTTTTTGCAAACTTTATTATAAGCAGCAAGAAACAATGTCGGTAATAGGACTTCCAGATGCCATCTAAAAATATTACTTTCGATCCAGACTCAGGAGTTCCTTATGGAGTAAACCTGACTATTCAGGGTGGTTCTGATTTCAATGCAAATCTAAACGTTTACACAACAGCGAACGCTGCATTTGATCTGACCGGATATACTGGATCTGCAGCAATGTCTAAGAGTGTTGCTGTTGGGGCAACGCTAGGAATTACAACATCTTTTACTGTTGGATTTACCAGTGCTTATGATGGAAAAATGAAACTTTCTCTTGGGTCTACATCGACTAGATCCTTAAATGAAGGTAGATATGTATACGACGTTATCGTAGCAGCAGGAGGAACTTTCTATACTCTCGCTAATGGCAACATATACGTTTACAACCCAGTATCATCAGCACCCTAAATACACTTAGGAAACTTGTGGAATAAATGGCGAAACCAGCAAGTAGAACGGATTTAATTAACTATTGTAAAAGGCAACTGGGTGCTCCAGTGCTGGAGATTAATGTTGCCGATGAGCAGATTGATGATTTAGTTGATGATGCCCTTCAGTTATTCCATGAGCGTGATTATGACGGAAGTATTCAGACTTTTTTAAAATATAAGATTACGCAGGCAGATATAGATAGAGGCAGAGCAAGAGGAGGAAGTAGCACTGCAGGAATCGTAACCACGACTGCAACTGCTACAATTGATGGAGCAAGTGTTTCCTTTAACTTTGAAGAGAATAGTAACTATCTACAAGTTCCACCAGAGATTATTGGAATAAGTAAGATTTTTAGATTTGATGGAGCTAACACTGTAACTAATAACATGTTCAGTGTTAAGTATCAGTTGTTTCTTAATGACATTTATTATTGGGGGTCAACTGAAATCTTGACCTATGCAATGACGAAGAGATATTTGGAAGATATTGATTTTGCTTTGAATACTGAGAAGCAAATTAGATTTAACATGAGACAAGATAGACTCTATCTTGATATTGATTGGGGATCTGTTAATGTCGATGACTATTTAATTATTGATTGTTATCGCCTTATCGATCCAAATGATTTTACTAGAGTTTACAATGACTCGTTCTTAAAGAGATATCTTACCGCACTGATCAAGAGACAGTGGGGTCAAAATCTTATTAAGTTCCAGGGTGTTAAACTTCCAGGTGGTATAGAGTTGAATGGAAGACAAATTTACGATGATGCAGAAAAAGAGTTAGATAAAATTAAGGAGCAGATGTCTAATACATACGAACTGCCACCTTTAGATATGATAGGATAAGATCATGCTCAATCCATTTTTTACGCAAGGTACTACTGGTGAGCAAAATCTTGTCCAAGATTTAATTAATGAACAACTTAGAATGTATGGGGTAGATATCTTCTATCTACCAAGAAAGTATCTAACAGAGAATACAGTTATCAGAGAAGTTGTGCAGT